TCGGGCCATCTTCTCTGCATGCATTAGTTGTGCATCAGACATAGCCATTTTTGTCTTCTGTCTGTTTGAATATATTTTAGCTCCTGCTTGAAGAGCTATCTTTGCTAATCCGAACCAAGCCATTTTATTCCTTTAAAATATAGGACTTACGCGCAACGCGCGCAAAATTTCCTAATACCAGGTAGCGGTTTGCTTCCTAGCTTTACCAGTTCCTTTTATAGTAACTTTATCTCCCTTTGGAAGTACGTTTTTTTGCATTCCGTTAGCAAGAGATTTAGTTCTAGGATCCCATTCCAAGTTCTGACTTGGGATAGTAACTGATTTTGCTTTTTTATAATTTTCCATAGTTCTCCTAATGTATACTAAGATTTAGGACCTTTCAAGGTTCTAACGTCCTTAGCTTTCATTTTATCTGACTGTAGCTTAACTTGAGCAGATAATAAAGCTTTATCCATAGTAGTATCAGCTCTTAATTCTGCTAGTTCTTCGTTTTGTTCTAGTTTATCTTCAGTCAAATCTCTGTTTTGGACTAATTTAGCTTTGTCCATATCAATTCTAGCTTCTGTCTCTTGAGACTTACGTGCATTCTCCATAGCTTTTAAATCAATCTCTCTAGACTTAAGTTTGAGTAAAGGATCATGATCAAATTGAGAAGTAATTTTCTTTTCTTCCTTCATGAAGTCTTCAGTCATCTCAGCAATTAAAATTGCTTTTCTTGCTTCTATCTTTTGAGTAATTTCTTCTAACTGCATTGCAGCTTGAGGATTAACAGGTGCTTGTTGTTGTAGCATTTGTAATTGTTGTAATTCATTTTTAAACTCTAATTGAACTTGTTCTTGAGCCATTAAACTAATGTGCTCTAAACAGTTCTTTTGTAAAGAACCCATTACTTGAGGTTGGTTCCTAACCATATTTGTTGCCATAAAATTTAAGTGAGCTGTTATATGCGCTCTGTGATCTTGACCAGGGAAAGCATTAAAAGGTTTCATTGATAAAGCATCAATGTTTTCAATCGCCGGATCTTTAGGCAGATTAGGTGGTGGAGGAGGTAAAATCTGATCAACATTTTTTACTCCAATAGCTTCATACATTTTTCTGTAAGCCATATACATATTATGCATTTGAGGATTAGACATGGCTAATTGTAATTCTGTTTGTGCGATTGTAATTCTTTGAGACATAGAAAATATATTTGGATCAGCCACAGGAATAATATCTATCCTATCATCAAAATCCATTTGCTTAATAATTCTTGCGCCGCCCACAACATCATACGGATATTCTGGTGGTAAATAAGTAGAGACTATTTTAGCTAATAATTTAAATTCACTTTTCATAGAAAAGAATAATCTTTTATGAATAGCGGACATTACTTTAGATCCTCTTTCCATAAGAGCCATAGTTGTACCAACCGCTGCGTTTTGACTGCCTTCTCCTACTTGTAGTTCAGATATAGCTGCAAATCTTTGACCAGCTTGAACCACAATACCCATTAATTGTAATAGAGTAGCTGAGGGTTCTTTATAAGGAAGAGGTAAGAAAGCATCTTTTAAACTTCCGCCAGGTGCATCTACGTCTTTAAATTCACCAGGTTGAATTGGTGATGCTTCATCTCTTACTCTTACGCCTCTTTGTTTAAAACCTGCAGGTAGATTAGATAAAGTTCCTGCATCTAATAATTGGCGGAGAGCGACCGTTGCGGTACGACTCAATCCGCCAATCATGTGTATTAATCCAAATCCATAGAATCCTAGTCCAGGCAGAAATTTAAAATGGACAAAGTATTCGACTCTCTGTTTCTTTGGATCATTGGGCGCAAAGTTCCTTCTTATCGAAAGAACCTTATTACTACCTTCTTCAACAGTTACGATGTAGGGTAGCTTGATACCAGTCGGTTCCCCGTCTGGACCAATATCTTCAAAACCTTCTAGGTCTAAATTCACGTGACACTCTAGAAGAGTATAAATAGGTTGTTGTCTTCCAGTCTTTTCTGTGCCTTCTAATTCTCTTTCCTTCTCTTTTAATTGATCTTGACTAATATTATAACCCGGAGGGCCTAAGTCTACATCAGCATAAAAGCCGGCTACTTGTTGTTTTCTTAATTCGTTTTCAGAAATCTTAACTCTATGAATAACAGCTTCTGCATCTGCTAAGCTTGTAGCCGTGTAAGGAACAACGACATCTTCTGCAGGAACAAATTTAGAAACGGCTCTTCCTAATAATTCATCATAGTAAACTTTTTTAAAAGTAGATCCTGCTAAAGGTAAATGAAATAACATTGAATCAAATTCAGGTTCGTATTCTTTCATACGATCCATGATTAAATAATTCATGTAGTTCTTAACTCTGTTAGACTGTTGTTCTTTTTGTGGATTAACGACTCCTAAAATTTGAGTTCTAACCGGTCCATCTGCCGGTAATAATTCTTTATAAGCTGTTGCTTGGAATTGTGTTACAGCTTCCGCTAGTACAGGGTGCGTGGCCCCCGAAGCACCTTGAAAAGGTTCACTTCTTACTTCATATTTAAATCCAAGTAGGTCAAGGCCTTCAATATAAGTTCTTTCCCATTCTTTTCTAGAATTTTTATAATCAACGTAATTTTCTTTAAGACGAGAACCAATAGGTGAGGTTACATCGTCAGGTAATAAATCTGCTAAGTTATCGAAATGACTTTCTGTGCCAGGTACGTTTATTGCACCAGGTTCAAAATTAATAGTTGCACCACCATCTTCTTCTGGTGTTACTTCTACAGGTTGTCTTTCAGTAATTTGCTCCGCGGACACTTCTGTCTGAATTTCTTCCGCGCCAGGAAGTTTTACTTCAGTTCTTGTGTTCGGGAGTTCTTTGTCTATATCTGCCATTTAAACTCCTACCATTCTCTAACACGATTTAATATATAAGACAAGCCCTCTCCTTGAGGAGCAGGTCCTGATTCAGGTGCTATTGCATTAGGTCTTCTAACACCAGCTATGCCGCCGGATGCTGCGCCTTGTCTACCCATATCATATATATCATCTAATTGGTTTGAAGTTGCGTTAAAAACACCAGGTCTTATAAATTTTTTTCGATTAAGTTTCTCAAGAAAACCCCTACCTTCTTGTGTGCCATAAACTTGTTCCTTAGTATATCTATCATCTAATACATGACTAGATAAAGGTTTCTTCAGAGCTTGATCAAGGAGCGCTAGACTCAAGTTATAATGTCCTTGAGCTTCAGACACTCCTTTATCGCTTTTTATATTTTCAAAATTTTCTTTTTCATCCCAGAAATATTGGTGCGGATAAAGATCTTTCTTCAAATTATCCATAACTTGATGATAAATTTCTGGTTCACGGGTTAGCATATCTCTTGTAAAGTTTTGTGGGGACATTCTCTTGTTTAATTCAGCTTGAGTTTTATCAGGGAGTGTACCAACTTGTGACATAGGTTTTGCACCCTGGTTTTTATAAAATGCAATCTTTGAAGATAAAGAATCAGTATCAGATTTGTCATAAGCTTCATCCAAATATGACTCTGCAAGAATTTGTTCGTCTTTAGATGCAGAAACACTAGCGTCACGTAATTCTTTTTCTTTTGCCGTTTGAATAGGATCCCAATATTTATCAACTTCAGCACTGGACATCCCTGAATTGGTTTCAGCAAACTCAGTTCCCGCTACTGTATGGTCGGATGCTCTTTGCTGTTTTATACTTTCAAGCTCATCTTTTCTATCTTTCCAATTACCAACATTTCTAAATACCTCTGCTGCTTCTCCTCCTAATTGTCTTTCTATTTCAAGCACGTCGGCTTTTAAAGTTTGATTCCCAGAAAATAAAACGTCTGTAGCTCTAAGAAGACCTTCATCTAAAGTAGCTCCATAACCCATTCTAATTAATGCATCGCCACCAGCAAATACTGCTTCAGGTACAACACCCCATTTCCATACCCATTTACCCATTTTGTACGCTCTGTTTAAAAACTTAGCTGCGTTTCTAGCTTGCGCGCCTTTTGCAAATTTTCCAGAGTTAAGTGCGTTTTTGCCTTTATCAAAACAACTTGTGCCATCTTTAAAACCAACTCTGCCGCCAGCAGCAAGATCAGGGCAGCCAATTGCTTTAATTAAATTTTTAAATTGTTTCTTATTTAACTCCCCTGTTTGTAAACTTGATTTTGCAAACTCTTTTATAATATTAGTATCTTTTGTAAAAATAGGAGTTTTTTTAGATGTAGAAAATTTAATCTTACCTGCCTTATTTTTTGTTATTAAAACATCGTCTAGATAGCCACCATATTGTTTACTAAATTTATCTTTCTTGTTTAAAATTTCATTAAATAGAATATTTTTTTGAGGTCCTGTTGCTTTTTCGTATTTACGTAAAAGATTATTTATTTTTTGATCAAACTGTTGGTTTTTAATATCAGCATTAAAATACTCTGAAGTTGGTTGAACTTTTACATATTCAATTTCATCGGCGTATCCATTCTTAATAAGAGAAACAGGTATTTTATGGTCATACATAATTTTTGTTCCTTTTTTTAAAAATTTAGCAGCGCCATCTCTACCTCGATCTTGAAAAGCTTTAATGGCTCTACCAGCTTCCATAAACATAGATTTATATTTAGGGTTAACTTCGTTGGCTAAATATTTTAATAAACCATCTGTTCCAATTCTAGGTTGTTTAAAAGTTTGAAGGTTTCTATACATATCTTCTCCTATTTCTTTAAACAATAATCTTGCTATAGGTCCGTTTATTTGTTTATCAAATCCAAACTTTTTTAAAAAAGGATTATTTTTAATTTTTGTTCTTGCCTCTTCTGTAACTTTTGCAGGGCCTCCAGATAAAACATTTGTAATTTCTTTTGTAAGTTGTTTTCTAACTTTAGGATTAAAATTATATATAGTTGTTTTGTAAACATTATCCAATAATGTACTTGTTAATCTACTAGTATCTCCACTAAAACCTTTTAGACCTAATATCTCATTAGTAAAACCTTGAGTGAATAAGGGTATTCCATTTTTCTTAACTGTTTGGTTTAGAATATTATTAGAACCAAATCTTTTATTGACTGCTTTTTTTAATTCAGCTGGGTCATCAAATTTTTTAGCATTAGATGTTATCCATTTTTCTATCTTTTCAAATTTTGCTCTAGTGCCTTTTTCTTTTATTCGACTGCCAGTCATCATAGCTTTTAGTTTAGCTTCACCTGAAAAATTATCTGCTTCGTCAATAACATCTAAAACATATTCAACATCCTCTCCTAATAAATTAGCAACTATTCTAATAGAGTTTTCATCTGTTCTTAGTCTATTAAAGTCTTGACGCAAAGCTGCTGTCATCTTACCTTTCTTATGTCTTACTATTTTTTTTCTATTAAGTTGTTTAGCTTGTGCTAATTGTGTTTCAGGAGTTGACATTAAATATTCTAGCTCATCATCAATGTCAGCTTTTTGAATAAGTTCTGCCAATCGTTTTAAATTTTCACGAGGTGTAGTAATATTTTCAAAAGAATAACTTCCTGGTCCATCAACCAAGCCACGTTTAGGTGTTGCCACTCCGCCGTCATCAAATTCTTTTCTAAATTGAAAGTTTATTGAGGGGTCGCTTTCTCCTGCCCAAGGGCCTGCTCCTACCGACCATCCTTTCGGGCTCTTATAACTAATTCCTAAATCGGGAACTAGTTTTTCTGTAAGCGCGTCTTTAAACTCACCTACCGTGCTTCCTTCTCTTGGCCCTGAAGATTTTTGGGCCATAAAATCCCAACCATAAGGCTCGGGTATAACGGCTTGTTCCGTGGGCCATGGTTCAGGGAGCACGAACCCCGGCTCTTGGTAAAACTTTTTAATGTTTTCTAATTTCTTAAGCCAGTCCATTATTCCCCCAACATGTGGGCTAGACCGCCTTTGGCTTTTTTATCTTTTTTCTTCTTCTTTTTAAATTTTCTTTTCTTCATTAAACCTTTACTACCCGCATCTTGATCATACCAATCTAAACTTGGATAAGGGTGTCCACCTGGTCTTGTTCCTGTGCCTAATCCTAATGGTGGTATACCCAAATAAGCTGGGTCTATAGGTCCACCGTTCGACATTTGCGCGATGCCACCTTTGGCTTTTTTAATTTTTTCAGGAAGATTATATCCTATCCCTTCGACATCAGCACCTCTATGGAGATCACCTCTCTCTGCTGATTCTTCAATATAATCATCTATAGACCTACCACCGTGCCTATTTTCAATATAATTTATTTGCTCCATTGTATCTGTCTCTAAGTTTTGTCTGTATGTCTTCTTTTTAGAAGTATCTAATATTTCTTTAATTGTTGGATTTTTACCTGTAGCATATTGTTTAAGTTTACTTACATCAGTTGTTAAATCTTCAACTCTATTTACTTCACGAATACCACTCCACTCAATATCTCCATCCCAGTTCACCACTTCAGGTTCTGATTCAGCTGCACCAAATTCTGCTTTTGTTTTTTTACCTTTATACTTACCTCCTTCAATTACTTTAGGAGAGATATACTCTAAGTGAACAACTTCTGGATCATTAGATGCACGAATAATCTTTCCTGTTTTATCAAATTCTGGACCGCCATACTCAACTCTGATATAGCCATTATCTATATTATTATAGACAGTGACCGCCTCGGTCTCGCCTAATTTTGTAGTATGAACAGTTTCTCTTTCAATTGTTCCAAATTTTTTAGTAACATCATCTCCTTCTTTTATAACCTTATTAACTAAGGACGGAAACCATTCCGGCATTCCTGTAGCGGGAGCCAACTTAATTGTCTTAGCCGCTTTAATTGCTTTTGCTCCTTTAAATAATTTACCTACAACAGGTATTGATGCTAGACCCGCCATAAGTTTCATAAAATTTCTTCTGCCTTTGTTAAAGCCACCTTTATCAAATCCAATTCTTCCGCCGTCAGCTTTTTTATTTAAAATATGCCAAGGTAAACCTTGAGCGGCTGATGCAGCTTGCACAGCGTCATTATAAGATAATCCCTCATCCATATACATTTGAATCAATTGAGAATTAGGATTTACTTCTCCTCCATCAGCATAAAATCTAGACGGTGTTCTTCCTTCAACTACAGCGTTTAAATCAAAATCATCTTCAGGTTTAATTGCTTCTAATCCTAAACTAGATTGTGGTGGTTTCTTTAACCACCAAGGTAGAACATTATCGTTGTTATCATCTCTTGGTGGCTCGTCTGGTGTTCTAAGTCCTGTTGTTTTTCTATAATCTCTTTGCATCTTCTTTGTTGTATCTCCAAAATATTGTGAACCACCTAATGCAGCATCAGTAATATTTGTGCCAATAGCTTTATCTCTCATATATTGATCATATAAACTTTTGGCTCCCGCCGCCATGCCAAGTACAGGCATCGTCATATAGGTTGCAGCTTTAGCTGCAGGATGTTGATACCACGATTGATTATTGCCACCCTCATCTCTTGTTGGTTTAGGTCCTCTCGGTGAAGGATCTCCTCCACCATCATACGAAGGACTATGATCAGTGCTAACACCCATATCCATTTCCATTTGAGCTACATCGTCTTCGATATCACCACCATCAACGTATCCTCTTCTAACTGGTTCGCCTAACATATAGGCTAATCCTCCGCCAGCCATACCTTTAGGGTCCCAATCTGTAAAATCCATTTCTATTTGTTCAGTAACTTCATCAGGGGCTTTTTTAAAAGGATTGGGTTGTTTCGGAGATTTAATCATTTTGTTTAATTTATTAACTAACATATCTCGACTTCTATTTCCAATGTTGGGCAACATATGACGTCTTTGAATCTCGGCTATATCTCCAAAAATAATACTTCTACCTTTTGGATATTTATTAAGATTAGTATAAATAGATATAACTTCATCTAACTCCATAGGTTTTTTATCAATGTCTTTGTA